GATGGACGTCGCATCGATCCTTCCTTCTATCCCGTGATCTACGGACTGAATGATGACGATGACTGGAACGCCGAGGAATCATGGTACAAGGCAAATCCGTCTCTCGGGCATACGATCACCATTGACCGCGTCCGGGATGCGCACCGTGAGGCGCTGACAAATCCTGCTGAAGAAAATGTATTCCGTCAGCTTAGACTCGACCAGTGGGTCGGCAGTGCGGTCGCATGGATCCCGGAGCATATCTACGACAGGGGCAATCTACCGATTGACCTTGAAAAGCTACGAGGACGGGAGTGCTATGCGGGACTGGACCTTTCCAGCACATCGGATATCACCGCTTTTGTTCTGGTGTTCCCTCCGCTGACAGAGGGCGGTAAATACATCGTTGTCCCGCATTTCTGGCTGCCGAGAGAAACACTCGACCTGCGTGTCCGGCGAGACCATGTTCCCTACGATGTCTGGGAGCACATGGGGCTTTTTCATATCACCGAGGGCAATGTGGTGGACTATAACTTTGTGCGGAAAACGATCAATGAGCTGCACACCATGTATAACATCAAGGAGATCGCAGCCGACCGCTGGAATGCTACACAGCTGATCACAGACCTTGAGGGCGACGGATTTACCGTTGTGCCGATGGGCATGGGCTTCAAGGATATGTCACCGCCGATGAAGGAGCTGTACAAGCTCATACTCGAAGGTATGTTCGTTCACGGCGGCAATCCCGTTCTCAGATGGATGGCAGGAAATGTGGTTGCCGAAATTGATGCGGCGGAGAATATCAAACCGAGCAAAAAGAAAAGTACTGAAAAAATCGACGGCATTGTCGCATGGATCATGGCACTAGACAGAGTGATCCGCCATGAAATGCAGGGCAGTGTCTATGACGAACCCGATCATGACCTGATTGTTCTGTAGGAGGTAATATATATGGGCTTACTAAGCTGGCTTGGCATCAGCAAGCCGAGAGACGCACCGTCATTGCCGGATATCCGTGACAATGTCCGTGATTCCGGTAATCTGTTTGTATTCGGCATGACGCACAGCGGAGAGCGTGTTGACGAACGAACGGCAATGCAGATCGTTACCGTATACGCCTGCGTGAGACTATTGTCAAATACCATCGCAGGGCTTCCGCTGCATCTGTACAGATATACAGGTGCCGGTGAGGATAAGGAACGCGCTACCGATCATCCGCTGTATAAAATCTTGTATCGGCAGCCAAATCCCGAAATGAGTTCATTCTCATTCTGGGAAGCGCTGATGTGTCATCTGCTGCTCTGGGGCAACGCCTATGCACAGATCGTCCGTGACGGCAAGAACGGTATCGTCGGTCTGTATCCGCTTCTCCCCGAGAACGTGGAGATCGACCGTGACCCGAAAAGCGGTGACCTGATCTACACCTACCACGCATACACCGATGAAAAGCCCGGTGAGCATGACAAGGATATCATCTTTCAGCGAGATGAGATACTGCACATTCCCGGTCTGGGTTTCAACGGTCTTGTGGGATTTTCACCCATTGCGATGATGAAAAATGCGCTGGGCGCAGCAATGGCGGTGGAGCGTTACGGCAGTGCCTTCTTCAAAAACGGAGCGCAGCCTGCCGGTGTTCTGGAGCACCCCGGTGTGCTGAAAAATCCCGAAAAGATCCGTGAAAACTGGACGAGAGTGTACGGCGGTTCCCGCAATGCGCACCGTATCGCCGTTCTCGAAGAAGGTATGCAGTATAAGCCGATCTCGCTGCCGCCGGAGGATTCACAGTTCCTATCCACCCGTGAATTCGATGTGGAGGAAATATGCCGAATGTTTCAGGTTCCGCCCCATCTGGTACAGGATCTGAAACGCAGCACCTTCAATAACATCGAGCATCAGGGTATCGCATTCGTGCAATATTCGCTTATGCCTTGGATCATCCGCATTGAAAAAGGCATCATCAAAGACCTTCTGCTGGAGGAGGAACAGGATGTATATTTTCCGAAATTCAATGTGGACGGCCTGATGCGCGGCGACTATCAGAGCAGAATGAACGCTTATGCGATCGGTGTCGGCAACGGCTTTATGAGCCCGAATGATGTGCGCAGGCTTGAAAACATGGATCTTATTCCGCACGATCTCGGCGGTGATGATTATTACCTCAACGGCAGTTATAACAAGCTGCAGGATGCAGGTGCCGCATACGACTTGGACGAGCCGGAGCAGACAGATACAGAGGAACAGGACGAAACGGATGAAGAATCGACCGATGACAGATTCCTGCGAAAAAGGCGCAGGAAGAAAGTACGAAACGGAGGGATGTAAATGCCGAAATTCTGGGACTATATTCACGATGACAGCGGCGGCAGAGTGCTCCGCCTGGAGGGACCAATCGACTCGGATTCCTTCTGGGGTGACGAGATCACACCGCAGGATTTCAGAGATGAGCTGTATGCCGAAGACGGCGACCTCACGCTCTGGATCAATTCGCCGGGCGGCAACGTCTTCGCCGCTGCAGAGATCTACACAATGATCCGTGACTATCCGCACAATGTCACTGTGCGCATCGCAAGCATCGCTGCATCGGCGGCATCTGTGATCGCAATGGCGGGCAATACTGTCCAGATGTCTCCCACCGCTCTTCTCATGATCCATGACCCATCTACCATTGCTTTCGGCAATGCCAAGGACATGGAAAAAGCCATTGCTACGCTGAACGAGGTCAAGGAGAGCATCATCAACGCATATGCGGCAAAAACCGGACTCAGCAGAAACCGCATCAGCAAGCTCATGTCCGATGAGACATGGATCAATGCGAAAAAGGCGGTCGAGCTGGGCTTTGCAGATGAGATTCTGTTCGATGAAAAGCCCGAGCCGGACAAGAAGGATGATGAGCCTGACGATCCGGACGAGCCTGATAAGCCCGATCAGGAAGGCGGTGACGATGAGGGCGATGAAAAGAAAGAGACCGAAAAGAAGCCGTTCAAGCTGGACACCGGCGATGCCCTTTGGGAGTACAGTACCCGTGTCATGGGGCAGACCATTCTGGGAAAGATCACCGCTTCCGCAGCACCCGAAGGCACAGAGCCGCCCGATGACGGCAAGGCAGATGATGCACAGAAACCTTCCGAGGAAGGGCTGACCGCACCGACAGTTACAGTGCCGGATATGCCTGTGATTGGTATGGACGGTAAAACCACAGACGGCTCTATGCCGTATGAAATTCTGAAACAGCAGCTTGCTTTTCTGAGATAAGCAGGCTGTATTTTTATGCTACACCGGATTTTATCCGGAGAAATGGAGAAAAGATATGAGCAAGATCATGGAACTTCGCAGTAAGCGTAATACCCTGTGGGAGCAGACAAAGAACTTCCTCGAAAAGCACCGTGGTGAGAACGGTCTCGTGGAGGCTTCCGCAGTGGAGCAGTACAACAAAATGGCCGGTGAGGTGCAGGCTCTCGGCGCAGAAATCGAGCGTCTCGAGCAGCAGGCAGCCCTCGATGCGGCGCTTTCCGCGCCGACCAGCAAGCCCGTCACCAATGCTCCCGGCACAAAGAATACACCGCCCACCAACCCGACCGTAACCGACGAGTACAAGTCCGCCTTCTGGGATATGATCCGCAACAAGGGCGATCAGCTTGCAGTCCGCAACGCGCTCTCTGTCGGTGAGGACACCGAGGGCGGCTACACTGTGCCTGACGAATTCGAGCGCAGACTGATTCAGGCACTTGAGGAGAACAACATCTTCCGCCAGATGGCAACGGTCATCAAGACCAATTCCGGCACCCGCAAGATCCCTATTGCGAACGATACAATGGAGGCGCAGTGGATCGATGAGGGTGAGGAGATCCCGGAGACTGACACCAGATTCGGTCAGACCACTCTCTCCGCATACAAGCTCGGCACGATGATCAAGATCAGCAACGAGCTTCTGCACGATTCCGCTTTTGACCTCGCATCGTATATCGCTGCTCGTTTTGGTGTTGCAATGGGCAATGCCGAGGAGCGTGCCTTCTTCACCGGTGACGGCGACAAAAAGCCTCTCGGTATTCTCGATGAGACCGGCGGTGCAGAGCTTGGTGTTACTGCGGCATCCCAGACTGCGATCACCTTCGATGAGATCTTTGATCTCTACTACAGCCTGAAGTCTCCCTACCGCAGAAACGCA